GCTCAATTTCGAGATCTTCCCCCAAGCCTTTCTGGTCGTTGGCGTGGCCTACGTCCTGCGCGACGAGATCTTCAAGGTCGTCGAAGCCCTCCTCGGGAATGCGCTCAAGCTCTACGAGAGCGTCGAGGAGTCCGAAAAGAAGGTCAAGGAGGCTGCGCAGCTCATCGAAGAGAATGCGGTCCCGATCACTGAAGAGGACTTCCAACGGGTCGAAGCTGGTGAAGTCTCGATGGTCGATCTGATCACCAGCAAGCACGCCGCAATCAAGGAAGCCGAGGCTGTCGATGGATGACACAAGCGTCGAGATTCCCGTCGTCAAGGCTCTGCGGATGCCCCAGTACGAGAACCCGGAGGAGCACCATAAGGAGATCATGCGCCGCCGGAAGATGTGCCAGGAGGCGTGGCAGGATGTGTTCCAAGACTACGTAGCCGATTCCTGGTTTGCCGATGGCAGGCAGTGGGATGAAAAGGTTCTGCGGTATCGCGAGGAAATGAAGCTGACTTCGCTGACCTACAACCAGATCCCCGCCAAGCGACGGTTCATCGTCAACAATGCCCGGATGAACGATACCGCGATCAAGTGCATTCCGGTCAACGGTGGAGCCGACAAGAACACCGCCAAGGTGCTCGATGGCATCATTAAGTATTGCCAGCACAAGTACAATGCCAAGGCGTCTTACATCAACGCCCTGGACAACGTGGTGGTCGGCGGTATCGGCGCGTGGAAGATCCTGCCCATCAAGGCTGGGGATGACTACGACATCGAGATCATCCGGATCACCGATCCGACCAGCGTCATGATGGACCCGAACGCGAAGAAACAGGACTTCTCGGACGCTGAATACTGCTTCGTGACCCAGCTCCTAGCGAAATCGGCCTTCAAGACGCTTTACCCAGATGCCCAATCGGCGGACCCGGAGCGGAAGGGTGGATTCAACGAGGACTCCGTCGAGGTCTTCGAATATTGGATTCGCAACCAGGATTCCGGGTACTGTGAGCAGTACATCTGCACTGAATCGGAAATCCTGGAAAGCAACACGGAATACAAGGGGAAGCATATCCCCATCGTATTCGTGACTGGCGAAGAGAGCCATATCGAAGGGCAGAGACGATACAAGGGGATTGTTCGGGACATCAAGGATATCCAGATGCTCCTGAACCTCACCAAGAGCCGGACGGCGGACTACATCCAGCGGTCGTCGAACGAGGAATGGTTGGTGACCTCCGGGCAGATCGCCGATCACCTCGACCGGTGGAACCAGAGCAACGTCAACGGCAGCGGCGTCAAGATCTACACCCACACTGAAGGCGTTCCCGCTCCGAAGCGCCTGGACGCCCCCGCGCCTCCGGTTGGTTATATGCAGGTCGCCGCCGAAGCGGACGCGGATCTACGCGCCGCCATCGGCATCCGTGACCCGCTGGCCGAACTTCCCGACAACGTGGCGACCGAGACGATGCAGATGCACGTCAATCAAGGCAACATCGGGACCTATGCCTACACCGACAAGATCAACGACGCTCGGGACCTGACCGGCAAGATCTTCATCGACCTGATTCCGCACTACTTCAACTATGCCCACGTTCGCGAGATCATGGGCGACGACGGCGAGGTATCGACAATCCCGCTGAACCAGCCATACGAGGAGAACGGCGAGACGGTCATGCACGACCTATCCAAGGGCTCCTACGCGGTCCTGGTGAAGTCTGGCCCTTCCTACGAATCGCGCCGCGCCGAAGCCCTCGGGAAGCTCTTGGAAATCGCCAAGTACGACAAAGAGTTCTTCATCAAGTACGCCGACATCCTCTATCGGAACATGGATTTCGATGGGGCTGAAGACATGGCGAGCCGCGCACGGGCCGGGATTCCTCCCGCGATCCTGGCGGCGTCCGGGCCGACCAACGGCGACACGGCTGGCAACGACAAGGCGATGGCCGCGCAACTCCAACAACAGCTCCAGCAGATGCAACAGGTCATCCAACAGCTCCAGCAGGAGAAAGCGGCAGACATCGCCAAGATCCAGGAGCAAGGAAAGCTCGACCTGACCAAACTCCAGCTCGAGAACGCCCACCAAAAGGAGATGGAACAGATCAAGACGGGCGGGAAGGACGCGAACATCCAGACCAAGGGCTCCGTCGATGCTTCCCTCGAATCCTTGCGCTCCCAGGGCCGGGACCAGAACATCCAAACGAAGGGCGCGGTCGACGTTGGCTTGATCGACAAGCAATCCCAGGAAGACGCCAAGTTGACCATGCTGGACGGCCAGATCGATACGTTCCACCTTGGGCTTGACCACGACCACCAGACCACGCAAACCGAACGCCGCGAACTCTCTCCGAGGAGCATTTGATGAGCACCGAAACCGAAGTCTTGGCGCCCGAAGTCGACGCCACGGAAGTCGAAACGCCTGTTGTGCCGGAAGGGGTGACGCCCGAAGCCCCGAAGGTCGAGGAGACGAAGGAATTCAAGCCATGGAAGGTCAAGGCGCCCGATTCCCAGCCGGAGCACGCGATTCCGTACAGCCGGTTCAAGGACGTGAACGACGAGCGCAAGACGCTTGCCGCCAAGGTGGAGGAGTACGAGGCAAAGGTCCGCGCCTACGAGGAGAAGGAGGCCAAGTTCTCCGAGATCAAGTCCCCCGACGACATCCGGATCGAGGACTACACCGACCCGCAGGAATACCTCAAGGCCCGCGACAAGGCCAATGCCTCGGCAATGCTTCGGCAGTTCGAGGAGCAACAGCTCCAGCGGGAACAGGCTCGGCTTGTCCAGCAGCAGCAAACCCAGCTCCTCAACGCCTACCAGAAGAACCTCGGCGAGGCGATCCAGCGCAATCCGGAGATCAAGGAAGCGTCCGACTTCATCGATCGCCTGGCCTCGGAGCACGGCCTCAAGCCGCATCCCGACGTGGCTTACGAGTTGATGATCGACGAGAACCTTGGTGAACTCCTCTACGACATCACGACCGATCAGGCGCTCTTGACCGAGATGTACCAGAGCAACCCGCAGGACTTCATCCGCAAGCTGCACAAGATGAGCGCGAAGATCGACCGGGAAGCGCGGTACGCTCCTAAGGCGCCCGCAGAGGATGAGCTGTCCCCGCTGGTCGCCTTGGAGGCCAAGAAGAAAGAGATCGCCGCGTCGATCCCGTCCCAGGTGCGCGGGGGGTCTCCCAATACGCAGAAGGATCCGGGGAAAATGTCGAATGCGGAATACCGCGTTTGGCGATCCAAGAACGGGAAATAGTATTATATTCCGATCATCGGCCCTAGCCGCCCAATGAAGGCGAAAAACTCAACTAGGGCCGGTGATGTGGTCGCAAGACCCAAGGGCAGACCTTGTAAAACTCCTGATTCGTCCATTTAGGCGCCTTCGCTCAAGCCTGAATGCGTACCGAGCACAATCCAAGTATGTGTTCCAACGAATAGGAAAATGCAATGTCGACTCTTCTCACGTCTGCGATCATCAGCAAAGAAACCCTGATGAACTTCGAGAACGAGCTGGTCTTCGCCAACAAGGCTGACTGGTCCTTCTCCGACAAGTTCGCCAACCCTACCGACCAAATCGGAAACTCGTTCACCTTCCGCAAGCCGATCAACGTCCTGGCCACCGACGACAATCTCGCATGGGTCGCCGCCAACAGCACGGTCCAGGAAAACGCTGTGACGATCTTCGTCAACCGGACCCTCACCGTCCCCCTGAGCTTCACCGAAGGCGACTTGGCCTTGAAGCTGGAGAAGTTCGCGGACCGGATCATCAACCCGGCCACCCGCGTGCTCGCCGCCAAGGCCGACACCAAGTTCCACGACTCGATCATCAATTCCACCGTCCCCGGTGCAAATGCTGGTGCCGGTCTGACCACGGGAGGACTCAACACCGCGACCGCCGTGCCCAACTACGCCGGATACGCCATCGGCAAGTACGGCGTAGCAATGACCGTCGCCCTGGTCGCCCAGGCCAAGAAGATCCTGATGGATCAGGGATGCCCTGTCGAGGACGGTGGCGATCTGTACGGCATCCTGTCGACGACCGCCCATCTGGCGCTCTCCCAGGCCCAGCAGACCGTCTTCCAACCCCTGATCAACATCGACACGATGTACCGCAAGGGGCGCGTCGGCGTGCTGGTCGGGGTCGACTTCGCGGTTTCGCAATCCCTGGTCGCCCACACCAACGGAACCCAGCCCACGCTGATTCCTTCGGCTGGCTCTGCGGCTTCGGGATGGACCGAGACGGCAACCCTGACCGTGACCACGATGGTCGGCACCGCCAATCCTGGCGACGTGTTCGTGTGCCCCTCGACTGGCCCGTTCATCGTGAACCCGCTGACCAAGGTCATCACCGACACCCCCTTCCAGGTGCAGGTGATTTCGGTCACCGATACGACCCACGTCGTCGTCGGGCCCGCTCCGATCCACGCCGGCCAGTACCAGAACATCAGCGCCACACTCAACGGCGTGACCCTGTCTCTGGTCGGCGGTGCGACCGTTGGAGTCGCAAGCCAAGGCTTGACCGGCGTCGAGTCGATCATCTTCCACAAGAAGGCGATTCAGGCCGTCTGCATCGAGTTCACGATCCCCAAGAAGTCCTCGATGGACATGGCGGAGATCATCAAGGGCGACGATGTCGAGGGCTTCAAGTTCCGCTTCCTGCGGGGCTACGACATGATCGGCGCATCGACCGCGTTCGGCGGCGGCGTCGGTACTGGTGGCCCTGGCTTCATCTCGCGCCTCGACGCGGGGTATGGCATCAAGACCAGCCAGCCCGCTTGGATCGTTCGCCTCCTGTCGTAAAAATCCGGGGCGGGGACAGCAACCCGCCCCTTTCTCTTTTGCGGGGTGCTCATGGGCTCGATCTCTCCATCCACATCGACCGTCTACGATCTCTGCTTCAACGCTCTGCGGAAGACGGGAATGGTTGGCCTAGGCGATGTAGTCGCGGCGAACGTGATGGATGAGGCGATGCTGGAATTGAACGCGATCCGGGCCGAATGGTCGCTGAACGTCAAGAACTACAAGCACTTCAACGACACCTTCACGACTACCGGCCAGCGCACCAACATCACGCTTGGGACTTCGGCCACGGTCACCGGCGATATGCCGACACGCCCGAACAGCATTACCCAGGTGACGGTCATCGCAGGTGACAACCCCGGCGCGAATATCGTCTACGACCTGCCGATCCAGTCGATTGACGAATACTTCCGACTCCCGCTGACCAACGTGTTCGCGGTGCCGTCCGTCGCCTACGTCGACACCAGCTACCCGATCCAAAACATCTTCTTCTATCCCGGCCTCAACTCTGGTTGGACTGTTCGCGTCCGTGGCATCTCCTACATGACGGACTATACCAGCGTGTCCGACGACTACATGGATCCCCCGGAATGGTTTGCCCCGCTGGTCAATGCGACCGCGCTTCGGCTGGCCACCAACTACGGACAGGACATCGACTCGGCGGTCTACGCCCAGCTCAAGAGCGGATTGAAGCACATCGAAGCGCACATGTTGAATGCTCGCCTGAAGAACATGGAGAACGGCTTGAAGACCGGGAATGGGA